GATTGTATAGACAGCAACCTTCATAAGGTGTCTTTAATAGCCGTACCACACCACGGAAAAGAATGTACGGACATCAGCACTGACGTTTAGAGCGCCGCCGCTATTCTGCAAAGCCATAAGTTCTATATAGTCGCTGGCAGCCAAATCAAGCAACACGCTCACAGACCCGTCTGCGCTAAACAAAGCACCAAAATTGGAGCCATACTGTCCCACCATAAAGGTAGAGCCGTTCTTTCGGATGCCCACAAATCTGATACCCGTAGCGTTGGCGGCAAAGTTAACACCACCGTTGACAAGGTATTTGCCAGCCGTGGCAACAGTAATTCTTGTTGGGTTTGCCGATGTGCTGTGAAAAGAATCCGTGTCAAATACTTCGTTATCATCAGCATCAAACTCTATAGCGGTATAAGTAGCGTTTGTTAAAGACTGCGTTGCGCCTTTGGTTAGCCTGACACCCGTAACCTTTGTCCGTAGTTCTGAACCCGATATGCCAATACCTAAGCCAGCGGTGTAAGTACCAGCGGGACCCGTAGCGCCAGTAGGACCCGTCGGTCCAGTAGCGCCAGTTAGTCCTGTTGCCCCCGTAGGACCTGTTGCACCTGTGGGTCCAGTAGGTCCTGTAGCACCCGTAGCACCTGTAGCGCCTGTTGCTCCAGTCGGACCAGTAGGACCAGTAGGTCCCGTGACTGTGGAATCTGCCCCCGTTGCTCCTGTAGCGCCAGTTGGTCCTGTCGGACCTGTAGCCCCTGTAGTACCCGTAGCGCCCGTAGGTCCCGTCGCACCTGTAGCGCCAGTGCTACCTGTTGCTCCAGTCGCTCCCGTAGGTCCCGTTGGTCCTGTTGCACCCGTATCTCCCGTCAATCCTGTTGCACCCGTAGGTCCCGTCGGACCGATGCTACCAGCGGAACCCGTCGCACCAGTCGCACCAGTCGGACCCGTTGCGCCTGTAGGTCCAGTTACAGTAGAAGCAGCGCCAGTAGGACCAGTAGCACCGACAGCGCCAGTTGCGCCAGTAGGACCCGTAGCCCCAACCGAACCAGTTGCACCCGTCGGACCTGTCGGACCCGTTGCTCCAGTATCACCAGTTGCGCCTGTAGGTCCAGTAGGTCCTGCCGAGCCTGTCGCACCTGTTGGTCCCGTAGGTCCAGTAGCGCCTGTTGCACCTTGAGGTCCTGTCTGTGAGGTGGATGAGACGGTGACAACCGTTCCCGTACCCAAACCCACGGTTTCTTCAACACGGGAAACAACATAAGTGTTATCGGTCTGTGTTAGTTCAACCGCAGATGTTGTCTGTGTGACAACGATGGAGGTGGTTGCCATTACCTTGTGACATCACCCAGTACGGTGACTTCCCCAGAAATGACAGTAGAGACAACCCCAGAGGCGTCTTCTTGAAGGTCCCATCTGTAATAGCCTGGAACAAGCAAGGCTGTTGATGTTGCGCTAAGAACGCAAGAGACGACACCGCCAGCACCGTTGGTGACTGTGCAGGTGAAGGTTGCTGAGACGATTGCGGATTCCTCGTTGGACCTCATTTGGGCTGTGTAGGTACGCCCCGTGATGTTTACGGGTGTTGTACCGTCTGAGGTGATTGTCACGTTGACGGTTTCTGTGTCGCCTCGTGTGATGGTGAGGTTGAGTTCCGCAGGTACAGCCATTACTTCTTCTTTTTCTTCCCTGGTTCGTAACCGATTTTGTCTGCCCGCTTACTTACCTGTGTGTAAACGTCGTTAAGAACTTTGCGTGAGAACTGCATAGCGCCTGGTTTGTTCCAGTAGTCGCTTTCAGATACCACATCAAGTTGGCTACGCACCCAGTTGGCACGGGTGTTTTGCACAATGTCTTTACGACGTCCCTGGTATGGAGAACGGAGACGTTTTTCTAGTTGGACTTTCCATGAGCCACCTTCGGGCATTGGAAGTTTTTTTGCGCCCATCTTCGGGGCTGGTTTCTTTGCTGCGGGCATTACTTTTTCCTTGCGTTTCTGTTTTCTTTATCCCACTGGTTTGCCATTTCCCGAAGCGTACTCAATGCACGACGACGAGCGTTATGTTGATTAGCCCATTTGTCGGTGTCCATAATGCCGTCTATATTCCAGTCAATCCAGGCTTTTCGTTGCATAGAGAGATACCGATTTTTTTCATCTGCAAGCAACTTTTTGATTTGCCGTTCCATCACACCAGGGACAGGAAGTTTGGTTGGGCGTGTTGCTTTAGGGGCAACTTGTTTACGAAGGACGGCTTTCTTAGGAGGCATTATTTCATTTTTTTGCGCTTAACCAAACCGCCAGGTCCACCAGCAAACATACGGTTAGCGGGCGGGGTTGGCTTCGGCTTCTTAGGCATTGGTTGTTTCTTAATAGGAGCCATTACTTCATCTTCTTTCGTTTAGCGATATGGTTTGTAATCGGGGCGTTCAGACTTCGGCTTTTGTAGAAAACTAAATGGTTCTGGTTTTTTCTTTCCAGGAATGGGTACAATCTTGAAACCCATACGAAGAAGTTGTGCGGGCGTTGAGGCAGCCTTAAGTGCTTGCGCTGCCGTGTTTGCCATGAAAGAACCAGAGTTTCCTGGCATTGGTTTCTTTCCACCCGACGACTTACCATTTTTGTTTGACATTGACCTTGCCATTATTTCATCTTCTTTCTCTTAGCGGCAACCTTCTTCATTGCCTGTTTCTTCATTGCTTGCTTTTTCATTGCCATTCCAGCGGCTTTCATGCCAGCCTTCGTGTACGGGAACTTCTCTTTGCCAACCATCGGCATAATAATCTCCTTGTTGTAGGTGTTACCACTTTACCTTATTAGCCCAGTATGCCGCAGACATCTTGCCCTTAGAGATATTGGACGAATGACGGGCTTTGAACGACTCCCGACGCTTCCTGTAAGACGCCGACTCCCCAGCCTTCTTCGGGGAACCAGACACCCCCTGTTGACCGAAACGGATAGTCTTCACCTGGTCGCCCTCTTTGGCGACAACCACATGGGACTTGGTGGGGTGGCTAGGGGTGCGCTTAGGTTTGTTGAAACCTGCAACGCCAGCCCGTGCCAAACGTGGGTCTTTCTTATTCACCTGTACCTCGCAGTCTTCTTCGCTATCTTCGTAGGTTGCTTAACAAACTGTTCACCCTTCTTCATGCCTTCCCTTTTGGCTTTAGAAGTAGCCGCATACTCTGAAGACGACAACGCCTCACGAGCCTTCTTAGGAAGATACCTTTCCCCCGTCGCCCCCTTACCTTGGGTGCTGGGCTTACCAGACTTCGTGCCCCAATCCTCTTTGGTCCACTTAGACAACGACTTCTGCTTTGCTGTCTTACTACCAGAGTATCCACCGCCAGCCTTCTCGTATGCTTGAGCAAGTAACTGGGCTTTACGGGCAGACCACTGCCCAGACTTGCCACCCTTAGAACCTGACATAATCTGGTTCTTTAGACGTTCCCGAAGTTGGGGTTTGGTGTAAGCCACTTAGTTGTCCTCTTGTAAATATCCTGCACCTAGCAGAATATCACGCACGTTATGGGACACTAACTTGGTTTCCCCTTTTTCCATACGGATTGCATGACGCCCAATGTCAGCGATAACACGGCGGTTAGCGGTGACCAGGACTGTCGGCTCATCAGCAGGTTGCCAAACCTTCCCGCCCAATAGCCCTCCCGTGCCTGTGGCTTTTATAAGGGCTGCTGAGGATTTCCTCCAAGTCATCTTGGCTGCCGATGCTGCCTTCTCTTTATCCCGTCTGCCAGCCCCCTGCTGGTATTCGTGGAGCATCGCTTCACAAAGGTCATCTATTGTAACCTCGTACCAATCTCCCCTATTCCAGAAAGTGTTATGGTCAGCGGGCTTAGGGTAAGCAGGGACAGACGTACTGGCAAGGTTAATGAAATCAGAATGACCTGTCATATCGGACATGATGGTAGGGATACCCATAGCGATAGTTTGCAAAGGCATTAACCCAAACCCTTCTCCTCTGGAGGCGGCTACGAAACAGTCCGCCGACGCATACAAGTCATACTCCTCCTGAAGCGTCAGCCATTTATCTATAACTTTGATACACGGATGCGAAATAATAGGAGGTTCGCCCTTGGCGGTTTCTGCAACCTTCAACACCAGTTCGGCATCAGGTAAGTTCAAGCGTTCAAACGCCCGTACAACAAGGTCCAAACCTTTACGTTGCCAAGAGGACCCGCCCGCCACAAACCTAAACACATCATTCTTGGGGGCTGGAGAAAACTTCCAAACCGTAGGGTCAATCCCCAAATGTACCATCGTTACAGTTTTGTGATAACGAGAAAACAATTCTAGGTTATGAACACAGGGAACAACTATCTGGTCAAACTGTGCTAACGGGTCAGCAAAACTGTCAGGCAAAACAGATGTTTCCCACATTGTAAACACGACCCGTTTCTGTCCTTTATACCAACCTTTAACCATGTCAGGTTGCATACAAGAAATACGCACCTCGGACAGAGGATTGTTCTCTACACCATTAGGTAGATGCCTGTCTAAAGACAGGAACATATTTCCGTATCCGAAGTGGGCGGCGTTAAAACCTTCTAGATGAACGGTCCTCAGACCATTCCCGTCTCCACTTGCCATGCCTCTTTTGCTTTCTTCTCTAGATTTGCTGCGCCTTCTATTGTCTTAGGTTGCAAACCGTCTTGACGCAATCGTTTATAGGCAGGCATATCTTTCTGCCACCTAGCCTCGGTAGCGTTAATCTGAGCAGCACGTTCCCCGCCTGTAGTTGTATGGTTCGGGGCAACACGCACGTTTGCAATCCTGCAACCGAAACAACCTTCAACATCAAGGTTCGGATGTGTTTCCCTATGCTTCACGAAATGTATGCTCCGTATCCCGCAGCCGTCAGGCTGGCTACCTCTGCCGCTGTCACCTCTGTACTATGCCCACCATAATAGGTTTTTGCAACATCGTTAAGCGATGGGGGTTGGTCTTCCGTGTAGATACCTGTCTTAAGAAAGTAGACGTTGCGCCCACGAGGACCGCTAGGGATACGAGAGAACAAGTTGTCCCCAATGTCTGTGCCGTAGTAGACAACGAAATCATCTGTTGGTGGTGTGAAGAAAGCCATTTGCTTACAGGATAGCAAAAGCCCCCCACCTTTTTACGGGCAGGGGGCTTCGCAAAGAGGCTTCAATTACTAAGCGTTTGTGCCGATGCTTGAGGCTGACTCAATGCGGCGGAGGCTTGCCTCACGGAAGCGACCATAGCCACCCAGCCAGTACCAGCCGAGAGGCTGGAGGCGCTGGAGGATGTCGGTCACAGTACCACGGACAATCTTCGGCGTTGCGCCGTTACCGTCAGTGCTACTAAACGCCTTAGCAAGTGCTTGGCGTCCCATGATGAGGGTTGCATAAACGTCAATGGTTCCGCTTGAACCGCTGTTGTTTGAAGCGTTTGCAAACAACGGAGCACGAGCCGTCTCAATGAAACGCACCGATTCAAACTGACCGATTTCGCCGTTGTAGATTGCTGAGGAATCAACGTAGGTGTGTGGGTCACGCCAGTTGGCTGCACCGTTAGCGCCACGGAAGTCGTAGGAAACGTCTGGGTGGATGTAACCCATGTATGCGCCATTGAAGGACGCTACGTTTGCCTTACGCAACTGTGCCGTAACCTTGCGAACGTCGTCACCAACGAGGATGTCGTCGGTGTTGATTGTGGTACGGCTGGATGGGTCGGTTGCTCCACCCGTTGCATAGTTGACGTTTGTACCTCCAGCAAGAACGTCGGCAATGATGGTGTCAATGGAGTCACCTGCGTTGTAGCCAACGATGTTCGCTGCGGTTACGTCTACGTCCAGGAACGAAGTGCCACGCAACTTAGCGGTGGTGACAACAGCGTTACCGTATTCCTCAAGAGTAACGGTTACTTGGCTGTCGCTCATAGCAACAGGGGTAACGTCGGTTACTTCGTTGAGGGTGCTGGTTGCTGGGGCAAGGTCAGCGAAAATCGTGAACTTGACA